AATACCGGTGCGACAGGAGCAACTGGTCTAACAGGCGCAACTGGATTAACAGGTTTAACTGGCGCAACCGGTATGACTGGTGCAACTGGTGTAACAGGTGCATTTGAAAACTTAACTGGTCCAATTACATCAGTAGGTGCCACAACTAGCGTTGCCGCTCAAACTGGAACTGGCTCAACGTTTGTAATGAATACTAGCCCAACTCTTGTAACACCAGTCTTAGGAGTAGCAACAGCAACTAGCATCAATGGAACTTCTATCCCCTCAACCAAGACTTTAGTTGTTACTACAGATACTTTAGCAGTTCACGCTGCTACTACATCTGCTCAATTAGCAGGAGTCATCTCTGATGAAACAGGTTCTGGTGCATTAGTGTTTGCAACAAGCCCAACTTTAACTACACCAAATATTGGTGTTGCAATAGGAACTTCGTTTAACAGCATTACTGGTCTTAGTTCAACTACTCCTGCTGCTGCAGGAACCGCTGCTGTTGGTGTAGGAACAACAACTGCAAGAGCAGACCATGTTCACTCAAATACCGCTGACCAATTTATTTCCTCTAATAATGGAAACGGCACTAATTTTAAAGTAGGCGATGACGTTTGGATTGGTGATATTAACCTTTCCGATACCATGTCTATACGGGGCGTCCAATCAGCAGCCTCTGGCTTCATAAAGTTTGGTAGTGATACAAACGCTTTAGGATATAACGGTACTGCATTTAGTTACGGTGGTGCTATGACCGCCACTTCATTTAACAGCATTACTGGATTAAGTTCAACAACACCTGCTGCAAATGGAACTGCAGCCGTAGGCACAGGAACAACAACTGCTCGTGGAGACCACGTTCACCCAACTACTGGTCTAGGTTTAACTTCAGGAACTTTGGCTCAATTTGCTGCAACAACTTCTGCTCAATTATTAGGAGTTATTTCTGATGAAACTGGCACAGGTGCTTTAGTATTTGCTAATACACCTACATTAGTTACACCTGCAATTGGTGCTGCTACAGGAACAAGCCTTGCGCTTACTGGAGATTTAACATCAACACTTGCTGGTGCATTTACAAGCCTTAAAGATTTTCAAACACTATCCCTTATGGGAGCCCTCTAACAACGAAAGGTAGTAACTAATGGCTACAACAACAAAAGCCCTATCCAGGGGTGCGGCATCACTTACAACAACAACGGTGCTATATACAGTGCCTGCTTCAACCACTACAGTAGTTACCAATATTGCTGTAACTAATACAGCAGCATCTGCTGGAACATTTACATTGGCTATGGGTCCATCAGCAGGACAGGTTGCATTGCATACAACTACTGCTATTGCAGCAAATACAACTGTATACATTGACCTTAAGCAAGTGTTAGCAACAACTAACACTATTACTGGTGGCGCATCTGCAACAACAGTTAACTTTCATATTAGCGGAGTGGAAATCGCTTAATGGCAATTAGTCAGATTCCTGCTCCTTCATCTACCATTGCACCTAAAGACTTAACGCTTCAACAAACTATTACTTCAGGTTCAACTGTTACTATTCCTGCTGGTATTAACTGGGTATGGGCATTAGTAATTGGTGGCGGTGCTTCTGGTCAATTTACAACAACAGGTGGGGCTGGTGGCGGGGCTACTATGGGTTGGTGTTACGTAAAAACTGGTTCAAACTCTGTAACAATTGGTGCTGGTGCAACTAACGGCGCATCTGCTGCAGGTGGAACTAGTTTTTTTGGAGGTTTAGCGGCTGGTGGCGGTGGCGCTGTTCCTGGGGGCGCTGCTGCTAGTGGTTCTGGTTCAATAGGGTTTTTTGGAGAACCAGGATTTTCTGGTTATGGTGGAGGAGGTAAATCTGGTAATGGCGGTGCTGCTCAAAGCACTGGAATTTCTGGAGCATTTACTGGAGGTGGCGGTGGTGGAGGTTCTTCTAGCGGTGCGGGTGGTGGCAGTTTAATAAGCGGATTTACTGGTGCTGGTTCTCAAGGTTCTAACGCTGGTGGTGGTGGTGCTGGATTCTTAGCAAATGGAAGTGGTTCAAATGGTGGTTCAGGTGGCGGTGGTGCAGGTTCTGCAAGCGGCACTGGCGGAACTGGTGGTTCTGGTTGCGTTCTTCTTTACTATTAATTATTAAAAGGGTTGGAGTGAATAAATTATGGCTATAGCACAAGTGCCTGTAGCAGCATCTTCTGTTGCACCTAGAGACTTAACGCTTCAACAAACTATTACTTCAGGTTCAACTGTAACAATTCCTGCTGGTGTTACTCACGTATGGGCGTTATTAATTGGTGCTGGCGGTGCTGGACAATCTAACGGTCAAGGAGGCGGTGGTGGTGGTGCAGTTTGGGGTTGGGCGTCGGTAAAGTCAGGCTCAAACTCAATTACAATTGGCGCAGGTGGAACTAACGGCGCATCTGCTGCAGGTGGAGCAACTTTTTTTGGAGGTTTAACAGCAGGAGGTGGAAACGGCGGTGGTCCAGGAGGCGCTAGTTATGCGGCAAACTTAGGAACAACTTCAAATTTTGGTGGTCCAGCCGTTGCTGGTTATGGTGGTGGACTTATGGCTGGTAATGGTGGTTCAAGTTCTGGTGGTGGTGGAACTTCTGGTTCATTTACTGGAGGTGGCGGTGGATGGGGTTCGTCTACTGGCGGTGCTGGAGGCTCTAGCCTAGTAAGTGGGTTTACTGGGGCTGCGGGCAGCGGTGTTAATGGCGGCGGCGGTGCTGGATTTTTAGCAAATGGAAGTAGTTTTTCTGGTGGTTCTGGTGGTGGTGGCGGTTCTGGAAACAATGCCTCTACTGGAACTGCTGGTGGCGGGTGTGTCCTTCTTTACTACTAGTTCTTAGGAGAATAATATGACAGTTAGATACGAATATAAATGCTCTGCTTGTAGCAATACATACATTGAACAACGCAAAGCAGAAGAAACACAATACTTCTCAAATTGCAGCAAGTGTGATACAGAACTTAAATTAGTTTCTGAAACAGTTTTTGCTGATGATGGCTCCTCAACAACAGAGGACAAAACAGAACCTGAAACCCCAACAGAATGACAACGAAAGTAGCATCTAATGTCAGATAGTGTAGTTAGGGACACAGCTTCCTTGAGAAGTAGCGGGCTAGCTGGCCTAGTTTTTCACCGCAAGTTTATGCCTAAGTATCTGCTTTCTTGTTATTATAGTAACCTAAGGAGTGACTATGCCCGCAATTGATTTTCCAAATTCACCGTCAGTGAATGACACGCACACGGTCGGTAACCGTACCTGGAAGTTTAACGGTACAACCTGGGATGTTTTGCGTGTCACTGTAAATTACACTACCGGTGCAACGGGACCTACGGGAGCAGTTGGACTAACTGGTGCAACCGGTTTAACTGGTGTAACTGGTGCTCAAGGTTTAACTGGTCTAACTGGTGCAACCGGTCTTACCGGCGCAACCGGCGCAACACCTACATTATCTGCAAGTACACCGCTAGCATTGGGCAGCGCTACTGCTGGGGCAGGGACTAATGCGTCTAAAGACGACCACGTTCACCCAACTACTGGTCTAGGTTTAACTTCAGGAACTTTGGCTCAATTTGCTGCAACAACTTCTGCTCAATTATTAGGAGTTATTTCTGATGAAACTGGTTCTGGTGCTCTAGTCTTTGCTACCAGCCCAACTCTTGTAACACCAAACCTTGGCACTCCATCTGCTATAAATCTAACTAATGCAACTGCAACTCCAACGGATGCTACTAAGGCTAACTTAGCCTCACCTACATTTACTGGAACAGTAACAATTCCTACTGGTGCAGTTATTACATCTCCTAAAATTGGTTCTACTTACACTGCCAAGACTGCGGCATATACCTTTGCTTCTGGTGATGAAGGTAACTTGTTCTCAATGAACAATGCTGCAACACAGCAGTTTAATATTCCAACAGATGCAACCTTTAACTTTGCAGTTGGCACAGAAATAAATGTGTTCTGGATTACAGGTGCAGGTCAACCTACAATTGGCGCAGTAACACCAGGAACAACAACTGTTATCTCAACAGGAGCAACATCTGCTACACCTAAACTTCGCGTTGCTAACTCTGGTGCAGCAATTAAAAAAATTGCTGCTAACTCTTGGATTGTTTTTGGAGATATATCCTAATGACTCCTATGTTAGGAATGATGTCAAGTGCTTTTAGAAAATTACAGTATATTGCTCAAGTCCAAAACACTACACCTTTTATTAGTGTGTGGCCTTGGTCTGCTGGCTTTGGAACAAAGTATACTACTCCATTTATAACTGGTGCTGCTACTAATGGAAGTGGTGTGGCTTTTAATCCTGAAGCAACTGCTATTGCAATGTCGGTTCAGTCATCACCATATGTTTGGGCTTGGCCTTGGTCTTCTGCAGGGTTTGGCACTAGATACTCAGACCCTGCTACCTTACCTACTGGAGTTGGGCGAAGTATTTCTTTTGTCTCAACTGCTATTGCAGTTGGTCATTCTACTAGCCCATTTGTTACTACTTACCCGTGGTCCGCAGGATTTGGAACCAAGTATGCAGACCCTGCGACTTTACCTACTGGCACTGGTTTTGGGGTAAATTTTAGTTCTACAGGAACTTCCATCGCCGTTGCGCACGACATAACTCCATTTATTTCTGCTTATCCGTGGTCTTCTGGATTTGGAACCAAGTATGCAGACCCTGCCACGTTGCCTGTTGGCGGCCCTGCCGGCGGTTATTCGGTGGCTTTTAATCCTGCAGCAACTGCTATTGCCGTAGGTCACTTCTCAAGCCCGTATATCTCAACCTATCCTTGGTCCGCAGGATTTGGCACAAAGTATGCAAACCCTGCTACCTTACCTACGAATTCTGGTAATGCTGTGGCTTTTGATTCTGCAGGAACTGCTATTGCAGTTGCACACAACTCATCACCGTATGTTACTGCATACCCCTGGTCTGCTGGCTTTGGCACTAAGTATGCTAACCCTGCCACGTTGCCTGCTAGCACTGCTAATGGTGTGGCTTTTAACTCAAGTGCAATCGCAGTTGCACACGCCAGTACACCTTTTATTTCTGCCTACCCTTGGTCGCCAGGCTTTGGAACAAAGTATGCAGACCCTGCGACTTTACCTACTGCAACTGGTAATGCCGTAGCATTTAGCATCTAACTAAACAAAAGGAGCAAGAAAAATGACAGAAGAAACACAAGTAACACCACTACAGGCAAGAATTGCTGAAGTAGCACAATATGAGGCGAACATTGCCTTATACACAACTATCTTGCAAACTCTACCAACAGAGTGGCCTGAAAGATTACTGCAACACAGAGGGTCAAAGAGCCAACACGACACCATTGCAAATATTGAAAGCGCCGATGTAGAACTACTCTCAAAACTTTGGTATGCCGACGATTGTGCAAAAGGAATTAAGACAGAAACCTTGGAATTGACAAAGGCACGAGCAATCCTAAATGTGTTGCAAGCATAAGTAATTGATTTACGAAACCTCCGATATGCATCGGACAATAGATGACGCAGTAGATGCGGCTAAACAGCAGCCAATCTAGTAGAAGTACCTTAATTTATTGACGTGTAGGCTTACTTTCTGCCGGTATTCTTGATAAGGTATAACCATGAAGGTAGCCGCCTACGCCATCGCGTTGAACGAGGAAAAGCATGCAGCCCGTTGGGCTGAGACGACTAAAGGCGCAGACTTCCGTCTTGTGTGTGACACTGGATCCACGGACCGCACGGTTGAGATCCTACGTGAGCACGGAGTCATAGTTCATGAAATTAGCGTCAAGCCTTGGCGCTTTGACGTTGCACGCAACACCGCACAGAGTCTACTACCTGACGATATAGATGTATGTCTGTCGCTAGACATGGATGAACTAGTAGATGAAAATTTCTTTGAGGAAGTTAAGAAGCAGTGGGTTGACGGCTCAACAAAAGGCTGGTGTGAGTTTGATACCGGTCACGTTTGGTGGGGATGCCGCCTTCACTCGCGACACAAGATGTATTGGAAATACCCGATTCACGAGGTGTTTGTTCCCTCACTTGATACAGAAAATATTAGCTGCCAAATCAAGGGAGTTAAGATGTATCACAAACCGGATGACTCTAAGTCGCGTGGACAGTATCTGCCTATGCTTGTTGCCGCGTCTAAGGAGTTTGGAGAAGATCACCGCATCTGGGTTTACCTATGTCGTGAGTACTACTTCTATAGACAGTGGGATCTTGTTATCAGCGCGGCTGAAAAGGTAACTGAGTTTAGCAAGGATTGGTATATTGAAAGAGCAGCGGTGTGTCGTTGGGCCGCTGAGGCTTCACGCAACATAGGCAAGAAGGAGGAGGCGCACACCTGGGCGGACAAGGCAATTGAAATTGATCCTTGCGGAGAAAATTACTACGAGAAAGTTCGCTGCTACTATGACTCCGGTGACTGGGGTGGAGTCTGGGAGACATGTAAACTTGTCGCCGCAAGTGCTAAGACAGATCACTATCTTTCATCTGAGGCACTGTGGCGTTGGCAGCTAGATGACATGCGCGGACTATCTGCACACTACCTAGGCGACAGAGATAAGGCTGTGCAATATGGAGAGCTGGCACTCGCCGGGAATCCCGACGATGAACGTCTACAGACAAACTTAAAGTTTTACCGAGCAGGAATCGAGGCGCAACTAAATGGAACAGCCTGATGTATTTGTTGCACTTCTTGTAAAGCAAAAGGAAGCTGTCTTGCCCTTATTTCTTGAATCACTTGAGGCGTGGGATTACCCTAAGGAAAAATTATTTCTATACATCCGCACAAACAACAACACCGATAACACCGAGCAGATCTTAGATGACTGGATAGAAAAGAACGTTCATCTTTATAAGGGATGTGTCTATGACAAGGAAAATGTCGAGCAGGCGGTAGAGCGTTTTAAGCAACACGAGTGGAACGGCGAGCGATTTAGGGTCCTTGCAAAGATTCGTCAGCAGAGCTTCACCGAGTGTCTAAAAACTGATTGCAAATACTACTTTGTAGTTGACGTTGATAACTTTATATTTCCGGAAACGTTAAACGAGCTTGTTAAGCTAGGTCTGCCTATTGTAGCTCCGTTTATTCGCTACGCGGTTGCGTTTGGTAGTAATGTTGACGACGAGGAAACTGCCAAAGAGCGCGAAGGGCATCTAGGACAGTATTACGCTAACTACCATCACATCGTAGATGAATATGGGTCAATAGTTGCAAATGATGTCTACTACCACATACTTGACCAGAAGGTTAAGGGAGTTATCGAGTGCATGTGTGTTCACTGCACCTACCTGGTTAAGCGCGAGCATCTTTCAGAGCTTTCATACCTAGAGGATTCTGATCGCTGGGAGTACATGGTGTTCTCAAACTCGGCGCGCAATAAGAATATTAAGCAGTATCTAGATAACAGAACTATCTACGGAATCTTAACGCTGTCTGAAAATGCCGATGCGTCACGCTGGTGGTATGAATACCTTAAGGATAAAGAAGATAGAGCTGCAGCCTACAAGGATCGCTGGCTAGAGTAGAGGCTTTTTCTTCTTAGGCTTCTTTTTCTTGTCCTTATCGCGCTCGCTCTTTGCCAGCTTCTCTTCACGTTGAACATGATACGCATCAACCGCGTTTGCACTTGTTCGTGAGCGCCAGGTAAAGTCACATGCCTCGCACTGAACAAGACGCATGGTTGCCCAACGTCCGCCACCTGGAACATCTACGACTAGTGTCTTAAGTTTATTTGGTCTTGCGTTACAAAATGGGCACTGTGGAAAACGTTGACGACGAGACTCCTGTCCGTTCCAGGAAACAGAAAGTGTGCGACGAATTTCACCCTCGTCCTTTCCTCCCCAGATTCCCCAGATTTGCTTGTGTTCCAACGCCCACTTGAGACACTCGCCCCGGACAGGGCAGGAGAAGCAAAGGTTCTTTGCCTGATATTTTTCCGCGGGCTCGGATGAAAAAAAGAAATCCTTAAACTCGTCGTTTACCTGTTGCCCACAGGCAGCGTCCTTTTGCCAGCTAAGATCTATTGATCCGCTCATTCCGCGACTACTTCAACCCATGTGACAGGTGTTAAGTTGTCTACAACATCACCTTCGCGTGTTTCGCCATCTTCGTCACAGGCGGTTAATTCATTATCACTATCTACTTCTCCCGCATAGCCGTAGTTGATCAACGCAGAGTCAAGATACTTAAATCCGTTGCCCAACGAGACAGATACACCGTCACGTTGTAAGGCAGAGGCAAGTGCCCTACGAATAAGCTCGTTCTCTAGATCTATGTGATCTTCTGTGAAGAATGTTACGGAATTACCGTGAAGAGGCTCGTAGCCTTCTCCGGTCCATTCCTTCCACAGAAGCTCACCTATACGCGAGTCTTTCACAATTCCCCTTAGCGTGCTGTCGTTAAGGGAATATTACACTAAAAGGCTATTATCCGCGCGGATAAACGCAGATTATTTTAAGACAATAAATTACATTAGCCTGGGTACAAAAGTGTCTCTAGGAGTCTCTGAGCAACGCTTACATATTGTTATAGGTGCCTAGCTGCAATACGCCGTTTACGTCAGGCCATAGGTATTGATAGTACTCCGGGCGATGACCTTTGTCCTCTGGCCAGTTAAATTGAGAATACCACTCGTACTCCTTGCGCAATAACGCGACGCGGTGGGTAGAGGCAATTTGCTCGTATGTATCCTTATCCTTAAACCAGTAAGGGAAGGTTAACTCGTCACTGATACGGTCTAGCTCAAGCGCACGGACTAGCGTTCCTTGAATCTTAGGAATCATCGTGGATTTGTAACCGCGAGCTAGCCACTCGTCACACATCGTAGTTGCGTATAAGGCTAAGGCTTTTTCGTGGCCTTCCCACATCTTTGCCGCAGGATGATTACGCCAACCTTTAGGGTCTCGGTGCTCGCCTTGTGGATTTAATGATGTAAGCACAAGCATAAGCTGCCATGCCTCAAGTACCTGTTTATTAAGGCGCTTGTTATCTAGCTCTTGAGCGATGCGCTCGAGGGAGTCAGTGTGTGGTACAAATGTTTGCATATACTCGTCCGTTCGTCATTGTGTAAATTATAACAGGAATTATAGCTCGTCGGGCGTAGGCTCTTCCTGTGACGGTTCTTCGGCAAAATCTACCTCTAGGTCTAATCCGTCAAGTTCGCTGGCAGAGACGTATATTCCAACAATTGTTAAGCGACCACATACATAGCAATCGCCAATTGCACCAGGGGATAATTCAATAGGGATGGTGACGTTAATAAGACGGGTAATGATATTGCCGTTGATATCAACACTGTCAGCCTCCCAAAGACTATTTTCCTCGATCCAACAGCGCTCGCATACCGGGACGGGGTCACTCTCATACGTGCGCAGATTTCTCATTAACTGGCAGTCTCCATAGGACTATTGTACCACTTTTTCTTAGCGTAGTGTCTGGAGAATCCCTTATCTGCGTCAATGAGATACTCACGATCTCCGATAAGCTCGGCGTCTGGTCCCTGTGGGTTTCCGTCAAGTGAATCCTTGATAGCCTTACCAATCCAGTTTGCAGCCTGCACCGGAACAGCCTTGCCCCATACAGCCGCAAGGTGTGAGTAGTCGCGTGCGCCTTCAATGTTCCAATCATCAGGAAGTCCCTGCATGCGAGCAGACTCGCGATGAGTGATAAGTCGTGGCTGCGTTGGATGAACAACATGATCTAACGCGGAGCCAGTTAATACGTTACACCAGTGATCTTCCTTCCAGCGGTATGGTTGCGAGAATCCAAGCTTAAAATCCTTGCGAATAACGCGAGGTGAGATGTCAATCCACTTCTGAGGAAACTCTCCGTTGTTTAATTCTACGGCTTTCTTTAGTGCCTGTCCTGAATCTCCATTTCCTTCCCAGCCTTCATTTCCAATAATGCTAAAGATCTCTTCAATACGCTGTGCGTGAATGTTTGTTTTACCCATGTGTCCATCAATCATTCCGTCCTTTGTGCGTAGATGCTTAACCCACCTTGACGGCGCAGGCGCGGTGTACCTTTGCTTGTTCCATGTCTGAGGCATCTCTGCAAGATCACCGATGATGTCCATGATGCGTGGAAGTTCCTTTGGCTCGGTAATTGGAGTTGAAAACTTAAGACCTTTCTCAACTGCAACCCAGAAGTAACGAGGGCGATATGAAAATCCGCCAACCTGCAGGTTGTTCTCCTTTACATGATACAGGTCATATTTTTTACCGGAGACTTGTTCAACCATGTCGCGATACTTAACCATCACGTCGCGTCCCTGTGTATACGCCTGCTGGACGCACTCAAAAACAATGGCACGTGGTTTTACCCGTCCTGCGTATTTCATAAAGGCTACGGTGTGTTCGTGCGCCTTAGAGTCAGGTCCACGGTTAGCAGGGCCAGACCACACCGACCAACCAGAGCAAGGAGGGCAACCCATAACTACGTCTGCCTTTTGCATACGCCATTCGTTAGGGTCATCTGAAAATTCGGCCGTCCAGTCATCTCCAAGAAGATGGCGGTTGTTTTCAGCAACAACGTTTCCAAAGTTTAGTGTCCCAGTGCGTTGAATCATCTTCATGTCATTTTGCACGAAGCCAAGACTCATAAACGCGGCAAGGCCGTTGCAGTCGATAAAGGTATGTTGTGACAAGGCTTAACCCTTCGCAGTTATTAGGGTAAAACCTTATACCGACATCTCACTTACCGCGCTTACTTACGCAGAAAGATTTGCGCTCTTTTCTAGCTCTAGCATACCTACCTCGTAGCCACAACCGGCGTATCCCGCGATGTCAATCCAGGTATCTGCCTGGAAGCCTGACTTGTTCGCGTAGCGTGCAACCTTAAGGCCAATCATCATCATTGCAACGTCCTCGTTGGATATTGCAACACCAAGAATCATTGACCATACCTTTGCGATGCGTGTGAAATTCTCCTCGGGTCCGCCGTATTGCACGTCGCGGTCGCCTGCAATGATCTTTGCGGCCTCACGCAGAGCCTCAACGCGATATTGAACTAGTGCATCATTCTCTGTCATTTTTCTTCTACCTTCGTGCGAATAGTAATGATTCCTGTAAGTACCCTGCCGTCATCAAGTTTATCCTTGACCTGTAGCTCTGCGTCTGTAGGTAGAGTTGCGTTTTCATCACCGCAAAAATCCTGCCAACGCTTCCTAGCACCCTCCATAATTTCAGCCAAGGTAGAACCTGTAATATAGAACTCCACTGTAGATCTCATTACTGAACTCTCTTCTGAAGTTGATGAGGTGAGTAGTGCGCGCCATCAAGCATAGGTTCCTTGTTGTCGTCGGACTTAAAGATGATGTCGCCGTAGCGAATTCCTACAACCTTACCTCTGCGTCCGTTGTGCATAGAGCCGGTAGATCCTTGATACGCGTCAATTTTTACACGCACCTGATCTCCAACTGTAATTGCTCCCGGCTGAGCGTCAATCCATATCTCGTTAGAAGCTTCCGGCGTCAACGCAAAACCAAGTGCTAGCTTATCAAATAGCGCTATTACTTCTTTCTGCTGAGGATTAGAAAGTTTTAGAGGTTCCCAAGCGGCAAGAAGTTTTAATAGCGCGTTACCTACGCCTACCTTAACCTTTGCCTCCTGCATTTGTTCTTTAATCCACTGCTCATTTATCTCAGGCACTGTAATCTACCTCCTTAGGCAAACATTTAGCACACATGTCCGGGCTTGCACCGCGACCAACATCGTCAATTGCGCGCTGACATAGAGTACACTTTACTCCTATGTCCTTAACCTTGTATCCGTCTAGTTGACGTTGTTTGTTACGTTCCATCTTTTCAAGATAGAACTTATCAAGCATCTCGTCTGTCCCACCCGCCGCAACTATGATGTTTGCAACAAAGTGTAAAACGTCAACAGCTTCCTTTATAACTTCCTCGCGGTCCGCGTAGGGAGCATCGTGTTGCCAAGGCTTCCATGAGATAGCTTGGCGCATCTCTGCGAGTTCATCGTCTACCGCAAGCATATTCCAGCGTAGGTACTCAACGAACTTGCGAATATTCTGAGGCTTGTCTCCTTCCATTTCTTCATAGTTAATGAAGTACACGTCTTTTTGTAGATCGTGTGTGCGCTTTAACCAGCTATTGAACAAGATGGACATTGGTTTGCTCTTTTCTCGTGAATAAGCCTAACGCCTGTGTTAGGGCTATTGTTGCTTCTCTTCGTGTAGGAACACTTGCTATGTAGGTGCTACGTTGCTCTAGCGCGAGCTCTGTGCGCTCCTCCTGTGACATACTTTCAATGCTTGACGCAAGATGTGTCCAGGAAGGTCCAAGGATACTACTTTCTTTCCAGTCTGTTGCAATCGGAGTTAGCGCGTTCATGCACTGGATGTATCTGTAGCTCCACCATGTGCTTGAAGAATATGGCGGAATAAGAGCTCCAATGCTTGCTGCAATCTGCGAATCTACCTGCGTGTCGCTCCATGACTTATTCCACTTCATTGGAACAGTAGGATTAGATAGCGTAGATGTGGTTGTTTTAATCCAGCGTGTAGAGTAGTTTTCTACTGCCCACTT